GTAAGAACAGTTAATCAAATTGAAATGGAACGACTACAAGGATTTCCTGATGGCTATACATCTATACTATCAAAAGCAAAAGCAGGTAGTTTACTTGGAGATGGTTGGACATTACCAATAATTGAACACATATTTAGTCAAATAAAATAAAACAAAAACCATGAAAAATAAAATAAAAAGAGAAGCACCGCTAACAAAACTAGAAATTAGAAATTTAAGTGCAGAAGAAAAAGAAAAAATGCTAATGAATGTACGAATAGCCTTAGTAGGCTTTCATGCTACCTTAAAGGCATCGAAGCATTTAGCAGACTTTATCCAGTACCATAAACTTATGCTTAATCATAAAACAGTAAAGCTAATTAAAGATGCTTTTATAGAGCAAGACTACTTATGCACAATTTTAGACAAAGCATTTGACGAGAGTAAAGATTTAGATGCTCAACACATAGCAAATCAGAAAGAAGCAAGTTATGAAATACTTGAAGCTATTGAGGAAAAGTGTAAAGAGTACCTTGAAACAGAGATGGGATTTGTTATAGTACAAGAAATAATTGGATAAAAACAAAGAATTGTGGTGGATGAATGCTAATTTAGCCGACACAATTCTTAAATAAAACAAACATAAAAATATGAATATTAGACATTTATCAATAACAACCTACGACAACAGATACGAATATTTCCTTGAAAAAGAAGAATTTAACTACGAATTTAGAGAAGAAACTAACGGAAAAGTAACACATCAAGAGTACAGAAGTAGTAAGCATGAAGCAGTAGAACTTTTTGATGAATACATTTGTGATGTAAAAGGAATATTAGTAAGCATGGAAATAAGATTTAGAGCAACAGAAGATTAACCATGAAAGTAACAATACACGAACAAGGAAACTACCAAACAAGCGATGGCTACGACTTAACAATAAAAGACATCTGGTACGGAAAGAATAAAAGAATAGATTTCGTAGTAAAAGGAAAGCTATTTTCAAGGACTCGTGAACAGTTTGAACAAGCTATCAGAGATGAGAAAATAATAAAATTGTTGAATTAAAAAAATATAATTAGTTATTCTACTTTACATTTTTAATTTTGTGAAATCAAAACAAACAAATTATGACACAGAAATATTGTATTTACTTGAGAGTTAGTACTCAAGAACAAGGTAAAAGCGGATTAGGACTTGAGTCGCAAGAAAAAGCAGTCAAGGAAATTACCGACAACGGAATTGTAATTAAATCATTTACAGAAGTAGAATCAGGCAAGAAAAACAACAGACCTATGCTTACTGAAGCTATTAACACTTGTAAATTACATGGAGCAACATTGGTAGTAGCTAAACTAGATAGATTATCTAGGAATGTTTACTTTATCAGTTCTTTAATGGAGAGTAAAGTAAAGTTTATTTGCGCTGACTTTAAGGAAGTTGATAATTTTACTTTGCATATTTTCGCCTCCTTAGCCGAAAGAGAACGTAAAATGATTTCTGAAAGAACCTCTAAGGCATTACAAGTAATAAAAGCTAGAATAGCAACTGATGGAGAATATACCACAAAAGCAGGTAGAATTATATCTACTCTCGGTAATGGAGCGTTACAAAACAGAGAAACTGCTAAAAAACAAATGGCTTATGTAGCATCTCACAGAGTATATGAGAAGAAATCACCCATAGGATTTACTCTCGTACAATCACTATCTCAAAATGGCGTACCTAAGAAAGATATTAAACAAAAACTTGCCGATAATGGCATTAACGTATCACTACAAACAATATACAAATATGCAAAGTAATATGAGCAAACAAACAGCAATGCAAATGGCAATTAGCCATTATGAAAACGAATCTACAAAGGGCAGTAATACTGCTTACATAGTAGCTAAATATTTAAAAAATTATTTAGAAATGGATAAGCAACAAATAATTGATGCTTGTAATCAAACACAATTTGAAGATATTGATGGAATGGGAATCCACGAAACAATAACAAAAGGAGAAGAACAATACAACGAAACATTTAACAAATAAATTATGAGCAGAATAGACACACTACGCAACCGATACGATAGAATAAACAGATTGCGCAACATTGCAATAAATGAACGTAACATTTTAAAAACAAAACAAGCGCAATGGTTACTTTATTCAATTACTTTAAACTTAAATATAATTAGCCAACCGACACAATGGAATTAAATAAACAAGAAACAATTGAAGAAGCACTTACTTATACTGAATCAGCAAAGAAAGAAGAAAGAATATTTAATTCTAAAATGATGTCTAACCAAGAAACACTTGTTATGTGGAAACAAATAGAAAACTTTGATTATGAAATAAATTCTGAAGGAATAGTAAGAAGAATTTCAAATAAAAAAATTAAAAAATCCCATTTAAGAAAAAGTGGTTATGTTTCTGTACAATTATGTTTAAGTTTTGAAAAAAAGAATTATTATTTGCACAGATTATTAGCAATTTATTTTTTACCTAACATCGATAACAAGTCTTTTGTAAATCATATAAATGGAATCAAACATGACAATAAATTATGTAATTTAGAGTGGGTTTCTCATTCAGAAAATATGATTCATGGATTTAAAAATGGATTATGTAAAGTTCACAACAAACTAAAGGATTTACAAAAAGAAATGTCTGAAAATAAAAAGAAAAAAGTTTATTATTATAATAGTCATAAAAAACTGTTACAAGTGTTTAATTCAGTCAAAGAAGCTGAAGAAATGTTAAATTATAAAGGTAATTTATCTTTGTATTGTAGGACAAATCAATTAACTAAAAAAGGTATATTTAGTTATGTACCTTTTATTGACACATTTAAAAAGAAATAAAGAATAATAATAGATGACGTGATAACGTCAGATAATATTATTCTTGCATAAAGGAAGGAGGGAGAAGCTAATAACTTACTCCCTTTTTCTATTTATTAATTTAAGTTAAAATATTGTTGTAAATATTAATAAAAACATTATATTTGTAACATGATACAAGTAGATGCTAACAATCAAGTAGAGGGAAGAGAACTACACGAGTTCGTGAAAGTAAAAACAAGATATTCAAATTGGATACAAAGGTGTATAGATTATGCCGACTTAATAGAGGGTAAAGACTACTACACAGTTTTGGACATTGGCAAACATGGTGGAAGACCATATGCAAACCATACCTTTACATTAGATGCAGCAAAAGAAATATGTATAGTATCAGCTACCCCAAAAGCAAAAGAACTAAGAAGGTGGCTAATAAACCTATCTAACAAAGTAGAAAACGGAGAACTATTCTCTCCTGAACAAATAATCTACATGACTAAACTAAAAGAAGTATTTAAATACATTGACCTATGTAGAGAGCAAGAGAAAAACCACCTAGAAACCTTTAAAACAAATAACCCTAATTCCTACAACATATACGCAGAGTTCCATACCATGAGAAACAACGCTTTAAACATACACCCTAACACAATAGACCAACGAATCAAAGAATGGTGTATAGAAAACAATAAAGCTACAACTAAAAGCAATATGTCTAAAACAGACAAGTTACTACTAATTGATAAATACGAAGTGCTTAGAAACGGTGTATGGGATTTTCTTAAAGCAAAGGAGTCTAAATGGGCAGATAATGTAGCAAACCTCGTAAAAGCTATGGCACAGACAGAAAATATAGAAATGTATCGCAATAACGATAGTACGCTATTCCGTTTACAGCAAGTATTGCCCAGTGTAAGTACTAACATATTGAATTAAAGAGATGGTTAGAGAGTATTATGTTCCGAGAGGATTGTTTGAGGGTAGGTTGAGAGAAGAAAATATGTGTGAGTATAAGTTGGAGGTAACCTACACTCATCCAGCGTTTGCGCTCCCACATAAAAACACCCGCACCCCATTTAATCCACTGCATACCAACATTTTAAATATATTTGTAAGTAGTAAACAGCAAATAAATTTATTAAAATTAAAATATAAAAATCTATCAATCAACATTTTAAAGTATGCTAAACGAACATTCAACAAAGTTTAATTTATAGATTAATACTTTAAAAAATAAACCTTATAAAGCTCAATAAATAGGCTTAATGAATATCAATACATTACAAAAACAATGCAAAAATATAACTGCTTGAATACTAAATGCAAAATGATATATGCTCACCGCAAAAACAAACATTTTTGAAAGGCTTATTTTTTTGGGTTAAATTTTAGCAGTTTGTATGTAAAAATGAATAATTACCCTCATTAAATACCTTTTTAAACAATCATTTTTCATAACACTATTAATATATTTACTTTTTAGCCTATTTTTAGCCTATCTAATCAACTAACTTTATTTAATCAATACATTGGATAAAATACAACTAACAACACTAACAAACGAATTATTCAAATTATTCATCATTGATTTAACCACTTCTAAACACATTACTATTTATCAAATTAGTAAAGCTTGTTTATTACCTCGTAATTTCATTTATAATAAAATGAATAACTATTCTATTCAATATGTTTCTTTAAATACCTTGTATCTTATTTGCAAGCAGTATAATTTTACTTTTGATTTACTAAAATATATTAATCAATTGGAATCAAAATAGTTTTATTGTTTCCTGTTTGCATTGGTTATGTTCTACTCTATCAATTTTGTATAAAATGTACTTTCTTTTTTGTGGTTTTTATTGTTTTTTTAGTTCCTAAAAAAGCCAAAAAAACACACGTTTTTTAAAATTCAAAAACTTTTTTACAATTATTTT